GCCACGAGGTGCAATTTCTGGTAGTGACGACCAGTAAGGGGGCTTTCACGATGGCAAACCACAACGAACACAACGGGTATTATGGCGGGTTCTGGGTTGTCGCTGCCAAAGTGGAGTAGTGATAACGGCTTGAATTAAGCGGCGGGCTTCACCGGCCCGCTTGAATGTTTGGTTAGAAATATTTTCCCGCTTGGCGCAAGCCATAGGGTTCGGAGGTAGTGTGAATGAGTTGGCTCTTTTCGCAGGCGCTGGTGGCGGAATACTCGCAGGGACATTGCTTGGATGGAGAACAGTTTGCGCCGTCGAGCGAGAACCTTACGCCGCAAGCGTACTTGTCCAGCGACAGAATGATGGCATTCTCGACCCGTTCCCTATCTGGGATGACGTTTGCACTTTTGACGGAAGACCTTGGAGAGGCATTGTTGATGTGGTTTCGGGGGGCTTTCCCTGTCAAGACATTAGCGTTGCCGGACATGGGGCAGGCATCGAGGGAGAACGGTCAGGGCTTTGGAAAGAAATGGACAGAATCATTGGCGAGGTTTTGCCTAGAGTCGTTTTCGTGGAAAACTCACCAATGCTCACTTCTAGGGGGGGGGTACGAGTCATTGCAGACCTTGCCCGAATGGGGTATGTGGGACGCTACGGAGTTATGGGGGCATCAGCCGCGGGTTCAATATGTGAAGGCGCGAGAATCTGGATTGTCGCTTTTAAGGCCGACGGCGCAATGCTGGAAAGCATGGACTTTTCTCCGTATTTCGTCGCTTGTGAGGAAGAACCACGCAGACGGCAACATACAGGAGCAATCGGCTCGATGCTTGAACAAGATGATTACAGCAGAGTCAAACGAGATCCTCATGCAGTGGCCGCCCAAATGGACAGACTTAAAGCCATTGGAAACGGACAAGATCCATACCTGGCGGCAACGGCATTTAGGATTTTAGCGGGATTCAGATTATAACGACAAAGCGCACCGGCAAGCGAAGCGCAGACCGTGTGCCGCGACTGGTTAGGGCAGCGAATCGCCCGCCAGTTAGCACAAAAAAAGCCCCTTATTCAGGGGCGACGATCTTTGACAACTCTATGCGTATTTTTTCAGGGTCGATTTTGGCAAGCTGTTCTTTGAGGTCCACCGGCACCCGGATGTAAAACATGGTCATGGGTTTACCGGGCTTTCGCCCGGCTCCCTCTCTGTGTCCGCCTCGCATTATCGCACCGTGCCGCACGTACAGTCAGATGACCCGCACAGTTTGGCATGTATGCGGCGTTTCTGGTTGACGGCCTTTTGGTCGCCCGACATGGCCGCTATGTTGAGGTTTTCCCAGTATTCGCTTGCTTCATCAACGTCTGACAATACGGTGCATTCGGTGTCGTGGAAACTGTTTTCGAGGGTGATTTTTTTCATGGCGCGGCTCCTGTTTGGTTTTTTATTTGGCCGTATCGTGGCCAGCGTTGGCAATGCGGTTGTAGTTTTTGCGGTATTCGGCTTCTTTGACATCCGACTTGCGGCCCTTGGAGATCATTGCAGCCAGTTCGGGGGCATAAGCGTTGCTGATTGCTTCGGCTTCGGTTTTGGTCAGGGCGATTTTGCCGTTGATTACGTGGGTGATTTCGGGGCGGCCCTTAACGATAGCCTGGGTAGCATGGCCGGTCAGCATGTATTCGCCGTCAACGTGTACCGCCACTTCGCCGATTTCTTTGCCGGTTTTTTTGATTTCGAGGCTGCGACCGTCTTTCAAAGTTTTGGTGATTATCGTTGTCATGGCTGGCTCCTTTGTTGTTTTACTTAACTCTTGATACCGAGTATACCACTTATTTGATACTTGTCAAGCGGAAATCAAAGAAAAATATGCATAGAGTAAAAATAATTTGCCGACTCTGTTGCAGAGCGGCCTAACAATGATTATCAACCCGTTTTAGCTGTATATCCTGAAAGGAGGAAACAATGAATACCGCATATAAATCTAATGTTTATCCCATAAAACCGTTTGATAATGAAATCACGAAAAGCAGAAGCAAAAAAGAAATCCTCCTGGATAATACCCATGTCATGCAGAAGAAAAACGCGGTCAAAAGTCCGCTGGATAGGATGTATCGAATTTAAACCAGCACAAAATAATAAAAAGAACACCAAAATTGTGCCGAGGCATCAATATGACAAACATCGAACTTAAGCAGATCCAGGACCGCATAAAATTTGACGCCCCGAGTATGGCGCTGTGTATGGGGATTCCTTATCAAACGTACAGGAATTACTTATACGGTGCCAGCTCAATCCCGCCGCAGATTGAGCGTGCCGCACTAGAACTTGAGCAAATCAATAAACAGTTTCTATCTGCTGCTCCTGCCAGGATCGACGCAAGAATTGCAAGTGATTTTCCTCATGGTTTTATGGGCGAGGCTTGTGAATGCGAATGACAGAGGAAGAATACCAAAAACTTACAAGCAGGATGCCAGCGGCTACACCACATAAGCCTAAATATGGAAACCATAAGGTTATAGTTGACGGAATCACATTCGATTCTAAGCGCGAGTTAGCACGGTGGAATCAATTAAAAATATTGGTAAACGCCGGACATATTAGCGATCTCAAGCGGCAAGTGCCGTTTGAAATAGTGCCGTCTGTTGTGCTGGACGGAAAAAAGAAGCCTTCTGTTCGATATATTGCAGACTTCACATATCAGGAAGCTGGTTATTTGATAATCGAAGATGTGAAAAGCGACATTACACGTAAATGCCCCACTTACAGATTAAAAAAACATTTAGTTAAGCACGTCCATGGAATAGAGATAAAAGAATCATGAAGATAACAACACTACAGGACGCCGCAGATTATCAGGCCGACTTGATCCGTAAAATAGAGAAGTCCGGCAGGGCAACAATGAATGATATCTACATGAGCCGATATGTTCTGGAAATTATTGAGGCGCGGATAGTGGACTCGCTCAAGTTACAGGAGATGAAACCTTTATAATTGATTTTAGTGAGGGAGTAATATGGCAAGAATCAGAACAATTAAACCTGAATTTTGGACAAACGAACAAATCGCCGAATGCTCTCCGATCGCTCGACTACTGTTCGTCGGATTATGGAATTTTAGTGACGACCGCGGAAATCATCCAGCCTCATTTAAGACCTTAAAAATGGAGATTTTTCCCTCTGATGATTTCCACGTAAATAAAATTTCTGCGATGGTTGACGAATTAATTAAAAATGGGCTGTTGGTTTTGTACGAAGCAGAAGGTAAACAATACTGGCATGTTACGGGCTGGCATCATCAAAAAATTGATAAGCCAAACACAAAATATCCGCTCTTGAATTCGGGGACCATTCGACGACCATTCGGGGACCATTCGACGACCGCTCCCCGACCATTCGACGACCAGTCGCCTGAGGATGTAGATGTAGATGTAGATGTAGAAGTGAATGAATCTAAGGAAGGGAAGGGAAATAGAATTGAAAAACCTACAACAACAGGGGACACGACTCGAACTGAGGAAGTTTATTCTGACTGCTTCAATCAACACGAGGATCGCATCAGGGTGCTTTACCCTCATGCTGATTTTGAAGTTGAGAGGGAAACATGCATTGCCCATTATCGGTTAAGCAACCCGCCCATCGATTGTTATCCAGTGATTTTGAAGTGGTTTAACAGAGTCCCAAAGCCAAAACAGCCTCCATCCAGAAAATCAGCAGAGGATGTAATGACTGCCAACAGGGAAGCCATTTACGATGCGTGTAAACAGATGGGGGTCGAGGTATGAAAAAAGAAGATTTCAAACGATTCTGCACAGTCATCTACTGGCTGGCGGGGAAATACTGCGTGTCGAATGAACCTCGTAAATTTGAATCGAAGTGGCTTATGGAATACTTCGATGTGATCTCAGACCTGCCGATCGAGTACGTTGAGATCGGAGTTAAGCATCATTACGGCCACAATGAGTTTTTTCCAGAACGTCCGGCAAGTCTCAGGAAGTCGATTGCCGATATGCCGGTTAAACCAAAATTGAAAGCGGCATATAACACGGCGCAGATACCGGAGTTTACAGCACAGGAACACGTGGATGCTTCAGGTAAATTGGACGAGATACTTGCTTCTCTTGAAGGTAAGTTTGGACCTAGCAATAGGCCTCATTTATCGGTAGCAGGCAAGAAGGCCGCATGATCAAGACAGCCATGGAAAATATTTCTTTGCCACAGGAGATTAATTCTCCAATTTGCGTTGACTTTTTTTGTCCGGCTTAATAAAATCTGCCGCATCTGACACAGGAATATCAATCGATATGACAAAAGAAACAATCAAAGCAAAGACGCCTGCCAAGCCCAAGAAAAAGGGTAAGGCAGGCGTTTCTGTTAAAAAGGAGCCACTAAAAGCTGCTGTGGGTGGAAGCAAAGGCAAAGGGCATAGCGAGATAAGGGGCAAGGGTAAAAAACCAGCTACAAGCAAACCTCGCAAGAATGAGGGCATAAAACAGAAGCAGGATAAACCGGCCAAGAAAGTCTTTTGCCAGCTACCAGGAGCCGACCTGCTCAATGAGGGCAAGAGCGTCAAAGAGGTGATGGAGAGTCTAGAGAAGGAGAAAGAAAATTCGCTGGATCTTCAGGAAGAACGGTTCTGTCAGGAATATGTGAGCTGCAACGTAGCTGTAAGGGCCGCGCTTAGGGTGTGGCCTGATTTATCGTATGATTACGCTAACGTGAAGGCTGGCCGCATGATGCAAAATGATTCAATTAAGGCGCGTATCGAGCAGATCACAGAGGAACACAAAGAGCGTTATGGGCTGACGGACGATAAGGTTTTGAAGCGTCTCGCGGCTATCGCAATGTTTGACCGCCGCACCCTCCATAAACCAGATGGGACAATAAAGCAGATCCATGAGCTGACCGAAGAAGAGGCGGCGGCTATCACCGAGATTGAGAGCGTCGAGCTGTTCGATGGCAGGGGTGGTGATCGGCATGCCATCGGGATAGTCAGAAAAGTGAAGTTTGCTGACCCGAAAGGCGCTATTGAGCTGGCCGGCCGTAACCTCAAACTGTGGAAAGACCCAGGCAGTAAAGACAATCCCATCCAGGTAGTAAATCGCATTGAATTGGTGCCCCTTGATTAGCGCCGCTCAGATAAAACTCCCGCATAAGCTTATCCCGGTTTTTTCCGGGCCTGCCGACGTGCGTGGCGCTTACGGTGGCCGAGGATCGGCCAAGACGCGTAGCTTTGCCAAAATGGCGGCTGTACGTGGGTATATGTACGGAATGGAGGGCATTTCAGGCATTCTTCTATGTGCCCGTCAGTTCATGAACTCGCTCAATGATTCGTCTATGGAAGAGATAAAAAGAGCTATCGAGGAAGAATCTTTCTTGAAGTCATATTACGAGATCGGCGAAAAGTACATATGCAGCAAAGATGGCCGTATCGATTTTGCTTTTGCAGGCCTGGACCGCAATATATCCAGTGTGAAATCAAAAGGCCGCATTTTGCTGTGTTGGGTGGATGAAGCAGAGCCGGTGACTGACGACGCTTTTTCAATTCTGATCCCTACACTACGAGAGGAAGGCGATGGCTGGAATGCCGAACTATGGGTAACCTGGAATCCGTGCCGCAAGAATTCAGCCGTAGAAACACGTTTTCGTGCCAGCAAAGACCCCCTTGTCAAGGTTGTAGAGCTTAATTGGCGGGACAATCCTAAGTTTCCAGAGAAGTTGGAGCGAGACCGTGAGCGCGATTTTAGGGAGCGACAAGACCAATATGACCATATTTGGGAAGGCGCTTATGTTTCCGCTATAGCAGGCGCGTATTATGCAAAGTCTCTTGCTCAAGCAAGACTCGACAAACGGGTTGGAAATGTAGCGGCTGATCCTCTGCTCACTTTGAGGGTGTTCTGCGATATTGGAGGGACAGGTGCCCAGGCGGACGCATTCACAATGTGGGTTGCACAGTTCGTGGGCCGAGAGATCCGCGTGATTGATTATTATGAGGCTGTCGGTCAACCGTTCGCCACACACCTGGAGTGGCTTAGAACGCGGAAGTACGGGCCTGGACGGGCGCAGATATGGCTGCCACATGATGGGGATTCTCAAGACAAGGTTTACGATGTTTCCTACGCCAAGGCATTCAGAGATGCAGGTTATGACGTAACGGTTGTCCCAAACCAAGGGAAAGGCGCAGCCAAGGCGAGAATTGAAGCAGGCCGTAGGCTGTTCCCCTTTATGTGGTTCAACGCCCCTGTAGATGCCGACATAGAGACTACCCCTACATGTGAACCCGGTCTATTGGCTTTAGGCTGGTATCACGAAAAGCGCGATGAAGTGCGCAGTTTAGGTATGGGACCTGAACATGATTGGTCAAGCCACGGCGCTGATTCATTTGGACTTATGTGTGTCACTTACGAAATGCCAGCGGCTAATAACAGTGGCAGTAATGGTCGTCGTAACCGGCCGGGAGGGATGGCGGTATGAAGCGGAGTGTTAAGTTATTTGTTTGCGGAGGGCAACTAATTCAATACAAGTTCCGTCGCGTGGTTGATGGGGCGGAACGATATTTTAACATCACGTTCCCCCGCCAGGATCTATGTAACCGCAGGAGTAGCATGGCTCTTGAAATTAAGGAGACAAGAAAATACTACCGCGCTTTGATGGATAGACCATGACCCGCGAAGCCGCCATGGGTGAAATGAAGGCCTCTATCATCCGCTATCTCTTCCCAAACCTATCCAAAGGTCAGATGAAGCGGCTACGGGTATTGACAGACGAGAAGGGCATAACATGGCTTGACTGTAAGCTGGGGGAAAACCTCAAGGGAGTACTGGCCTCGATCATCCGCCATGAAGAAACCCATTACGATGATGTGATCCGGATGGTGGGGAAAGAGCGTGCAAGGTTCTATGTCAACGGGACTGTAAGCCAGAAGGTCAGGCATGCAGCTGGGAGGGAAAATTGAGCATGATGATCTGCGATGCAGCGCACAGATGCGCAACTGAACCATGCAGGCACAAGCGGCCACACAGCACAGAGTTTGCAAACGGTACTTGTGGTCCTGGAATGATCTGCGCGGACTCTACTCCGAAAGGGATCCTTTCACGTTGCATCAAGCTGGATACCGATAACACCTATCGGGAAGTGTTCCATAATCGGTGTCCTCGCTGCGATGGCCGTGGCTTCAATGTACAGACGGTCAAGCATGTGGTTTCGGCATGACCGAGGACCAAGCTGTGACACGAGAAGAGCGTGTGGCCATCATGACCATTTGTGGCAACTGCTCAGAAGAGGAAGCTCAGCGTTATTGTGATGGTTTACCGTGGGAATATGGCACCAGGGACCGCCAAGAAAAACAGGAGACTTTGCTGTGAGTGAACTGGACCGTCTGCAACAGCGAATCAAAACATGGGCTGATGCTCGTATGCCAGACAGGGATATCCCCGGTCGCTTGCGGAAGTTGGGTGAAGAACACGGGGAGTTCGGTGAGGCAATTACTCACTATCTGGTAGACCGAACGTCCGCAAATGCTGTTAAGGCTGGTATCGAAGCGGCTGACATGGTGCTGGTATTGGCTGACACCCTAGAAATGATGGGCTTGTCTCTTTATACCTGCTTGGATACCAAAATGAAGATTATTGAGCAGCGACCGGTGGAAGGATTTCAGGAGTTTAAATGACCAGTGTATCAGGGAAAACAGTGTATATCAGCGGGGCAATTTCTAGTGATCCCAATTTCGTACAGAAGTTCCAAGATGCTTCGCAAGTGGTTGTGTCCGCTGGTGCAAGCAGATGTTTAAATCCTGCCAGCCTTCCTGATGGATGGCACTATGATGAATATATGGAGCATTGCATGCTGATGGTACGCCGCGCTGATGTACTGGTCATGCTGCCTTGTTGGGTGGAATCTCCAGGGGCCAAAGCTGAACGAGCATATGCAGAAAGTTTGCGCAGGCCAGTATTGGAATTATCCGAATTGGAGGATTACTGATGTGCGATTGCAACAACGAGTTTGAAATCTGTGATGTGTGTGTGCCGCCAGAAGGCAAAGTGCAGTCCCCCAGGATTGAAAACAACTTCATGTACCACGCTCCGAAACCAGGCCAGCCAGAGAAGTATGAGGCGATCAGGGCCAAAGCGAAAGAACTGGCGTACATGGTTGAGGCCTTGTGCCCCGATAGCCGGGAGCGGTCACTTGCTATGACTAATTTAGAGCAGTCCGTGATGTGGGCAAATGCTTCGATTGCGCGGGGTGAGTGATGGGGCATCTTTGTGACAGAAAGGCGATACCATGGGGAGAGATTGACCCCAACAGAAAGCCAGGGCCGCCCCTGTTCAATCTGGTATCAGGAGAAGCCGACGCAATAATTCGCTCCCGCATCGAACGCCTGGCCGACAAGATTCTGAACGCCACAGACGAAGCCGGGGCCAAAGATGGCATGACCGCTGCCGAGGTTGTCGGGGTGCTGGAGATGTGCAAGACAGAGGTGATCAATAAGGCTTATGAGGTGGTTAGCTGATGACAACAATAGCTTATGATGGCGTGATGCTGGCAGGGGATCGTCTCGCTAATGACAACGGTATCCCGACGCAATGCACAAAGATCCACGTCCTATGCGAAGGTAGTACCCTTGCCGGATGTTCAGGCGATACGCAAGACAAGGTTATGTTCCTCAAGTGGATAGATGCCGGGCAGCCAGCAGACAAGAAGCCAAAGGTTGAGGATTCATTCCGTGCAATCACAGTTGAGCGAGATACTGGTAAAGCTTTCCTTTACGAGTTTAAATTGGAGCCTGTTTTGATCGAAGATGATTTCTATGCCATTGGCAGTGGACGCGACTTCGCCTGGACTGCAATGAGTATGGGTATGTCTGCAAGAGATGCCGTCAATAAAGCCGCTGAGTTCGATATATTCACAGGCAATGGTTGCGATATGGTTCAGGTATACCAAGGGGGATAGAATGAAAATCACAGTGAACATCGGCGGTAAGGAAGTAGAGCGCCACAAGGTTTGTTTCAGTCTCAGGGCTGACAAGAACCACAAGGATATCCTGCACGGTGTCGGAGCAGTCTATCAAAAGCAGGCAGACGGGTCTCTCCGTAACCTCACTAAACAGGGCCGGTTGAGCAAGAAAGAGCGCCGGAATCTGCGCCGGGAGGCATCGCAACTATGACCGTAATCAGCATGTTCAACAAAGGTAGCTTCGAGCGGCGCTATACCTACTCAGGTGAGAAGAACGAGCCGACCATGATCATCAACAACCATGCTGCCAAGGCGTCGGCACTGATCCCCTTGCCGGCTGCCTACAAGTACAACGAGCCGGAGAGCCGTGATCAGGGCAAAATGATTGAGGCCTTCAACATGCTGCGGGAAGTTGATCAAAGCGAGATGGCCGCTATTTATCCATCCTTTGTTGTGGGTAAAATGATGCAAAAAGCCGAAGATGATCTGCAGTTCGGTATCGCACTTGGCATCTTCCGCATGGCTATCAGCCTGGGTGTCAGCCTGGATAATACTTCGCTGTTCAAGCTTCGTGAGTACATCGCCGATGGCCTGGACGACCTGGTCAAGATGAAACCCTTCCAGAAGGAAAAGAAGGTGGTAGCTGAGTACGATGCTGTTGTCGACGGCCAGAAGATCAGCGGCGAAATGATGGAATAGGGGGAGAAGGGGAGGGGGGAGACAACTACCATGGAACATCAAGTCATGCTTCAAATATCTGATTCTGCAAAAAAAGATTTGACAATCTTGTTAAGAAGCCACAATATCCTCGACAAAGATGAAGTAGATGGCTGTGGCCAAGTCGCACTTAATTACAACAATGGGAAGGTGTGTAAAATAGTTTTAACAAAAGAATTTAAGTAATTATCTTATATACGGTACCCTGTAGTCCCTTGTAATAGGGTTCCTACGCTGGCCCGGATGGTTTGAGATTGATTCTCAGACTGTCCGGGCCTTTTTACGTTTGGGGTTTAAAATGGCGCAGGCAATCGAAAAACGAGAGCGGAAGAACAAAAAAGATCGTTGGGCTATGAATAGCTCAGCCGGAAATGTCCGTCGCGTCAAGAAAGATTCGCTTGATTCCCCTGATGTACAGGAACGTAAGGACAAGATTCTGGAGTGGCGCCGGCAAGCTCGTATCAGCCAAGCCGAGAACCGCTACGAGATGGCCAAGGACCAGGATTACTTCGATGGTCTCCAGTGGTCCGAAGAAGACAAGGCCATTGTAGAGGGCAGGGGGCAGACTGCATCAGTATTCAATCTCACAGCCATTACCCTGCGATGGGTGACAGGTACCGAAAAGCGTACTCGCGTTGATTTCCGCGTCATGCCGCGTAAGGCGGAAGGTCGCAAGGCAGCCGAGTCCAAGACTTCACTGCTTAAATACCTTTCCGACGTTAACAAGGACGGCTTCGAGCGTTCCCGTGGTTTTGCCGACAGCGCCATTGTCGGTTTGGGCTGGCTGGAAGATGGCATTCGCAATGATCCTGAAGATGAACCACTCTTCACCCGTTACGAGTCATGGCGGAATATGTGGTATGACCCGCTGTCCATCGCCCCGGACATGTCGGATGCACGCTTCCTGTTCCGCGAGAAGTGGGTGGACCTGGACGTAGCCGAGCTGATGTTCCCTGACCGCAAGGAAGATCTGAAGATTGCCGCAAACAATGTAATCAACGTCAACCAGATCAACCGGGAGATGGGCAATCCGTATCTTTACGACGATCCGGCTGCTACCAGTCTGTTGCATGGTTCACCTGGTGACCTGATGGGTTGTGGCACTCGCCAGCGGGTTTTGTTGTGCGAGGGGTGGTACCGCGTACCTGAAAAGACAAAAGTGATTCACCAGCAGGACGCAACCTATCACGGCGCCATCTTCAATCCAGCAGATCCGATTCACGCATGGGCAGTCAGTAACCAACTGGCTACAACCTTTGACGCCATCAAGATGACTATGCGGCTGATGATCCTTTGTATCTCCGGCCAAGGCGGAATTATTCTCCAGGACGGGCCTTCCCCTTACTGGCATAACCGTTTCCCATTTACCCCGATCTGGGGATACCGACGTGGCAGGGATAATGCCCCTTACGGTATCGTTCGCGGCCTGAGAGATCCACAGGATGATCTGAACAAGCGCCGCTCTAAAGCTTTGTATCTGTTGAACAGCAAGCAGGTTATTGCCGACAAGGGTGCTGTTGATGATGTTGAAACGGCCATGGATGAAATCGCCAGGCCTGACGGATGGATTGAAAAGAACAAAGGCTACGACCTGACTATTCAGCCACAAGCCCAACTCGCCCAAGGCCATGTCCAGTTGATGGATCAGGATGCACGTTTCATCCAGGAGGTAGGCGGCGTCACAGATGAAAACCTTGGCCGCCAGACCAATGCAATCAGCGGCAAAGCCATTGAGGCACGCCAGAATCAAGGCTATACCGCTACCTCTGACCTATTCGACAATCTGCGCCTGGCTATTCAACTAACCGGTGAACGTCGGCTGTCGTTGATCGAGCAGTTTTACGATCAGCCCAAGCAGCTGCGACTGACCGGAGAGCGCAAGAACGATATGAAGTTTGTCGAGTTGAACGGCCCTGATGGGCTCAATCCCATTACCGAGTCACAGGCTGATTTCGTGGTAGACGAACAGGACTTCCGAGGGACCGTTCGTCAGGCCATGTTTGATTCGATGTTGGAGATGGCCTCCAAGCTGCCGCCTGAAGTTGGCCTCAAACTGTTGACGATTGCCTTTGAGATGTCTGATGTACCAATGCGTGACGAGTTTGTGCGCGTACTACGTGAAGTCACAGGCATGAGTGACCCGAATGCCGAAGAAGATCCGGCTGAAGCAGAAGTGAAAGCACATGCCGCGGCTCAACAGCAGATGCAAGCACAACAGGCGCAGGCCGCGCAGCAGCAGGCAATGGAACTGATGCAGAAGAAGGCTCTGGCTGATATTGCGTTGATCGAAGGTAAGGCTAAGGAAGCCATCGCCAAGGGCAACAAGGCTGAATTGGAAGCATTGCTGGTTAAGCTGGATGCTCTCTCCAAGTCAATGTCTATCGCTGGCAGCGCCGCTGTGGCGCCGGAGCTTACCACGGCAGCTGACCAGATACTTTCTGACGTAACCGCAGTGCCGGTCGTCAACAACATCGCGCCACCGCTACCTGCGGGAGTTCAATAAAGTAAAAGGACAAAAACTATGCCCGAACAAATGATTATCGAAGAATACCCGCAGCACACAAGAAAAATTGTCATTGCAATAGAAAACTCGGTTGTCGGAGATGGCCTCTGGTATCCCCTTGTGGCGCAAACACTTAGAAAAATTGCCGACCACCAAGATAACACAGAAGGCGCAATAGAAAGGCCAACTGTATTTAAAACAGAATATGGCGATAAAGTGACAATCTTCGCCGGTTCGGCCTTTGAGGACGATGAAATAACATTATAAAAGGAGGATCACCGCATGAGTGGTAAGTACACAGAAGAAGAATTAAGTAAGCTTTCCCCGACCGAGCGCGAAGTGCTGGCCGGTGGAGATGAAGAAAACGAAGAGATCCTGAACGACATCGCTGGTGATGATGACGATGAAGGCGATGATGATGACGGAGATGGTGGATCTGGCGACGGTGAAGGCAAGGCCGATGGCGCTGAAGACAAGCAACAGGCTGATGATCAGGATGGTGAATCCGACAAACCAGACGACCAAGATGCTGATCAATCTGCCGATGATGTCACGACTGCCGAGGAATTCAACATCGAAGATGTGCCGGCTGTCACCTTCGTTCCTAAACTGTCTGGCGAAATCCTCCCATCGTTCCAGGCCGAGATTGATAAAGTCGAGACCAGCAAACAGGCTGAGCTCGATGCCCTTGAAGAAAAGATGGAAGCCGGCGAGATATCCGCCAAAGAGTACCGCGAGGCCAGCCGGAAGATCGACGCTGAAATCAGGACTGAGACCCGCAAGCTGGAGGCCGCCAGTCAAAACGCAGAGATGGGCTCCCAATTGTGGCAGGCGGAACAGTTGGCTTTCTTCAAGGCCAATCCTGAATATACTCAGGCAAAGAACCCTGCGGAGTGGGAGAAACTGAACAAGGAACTTCTCAAAGTTGCAAATGATCCTGCAAACGCAAAGCTCACAGGTATCCAAACCCTTTGCCTTGCCAAGCATAACCTGAGTGAAGCTGCAGCTTTTGCCGAATTCAAAGCAGCTAGGGCATTGCAAAAAGCAGGTAAGGCCCCGGCTGATGGCAAAGAAACTATCCCAAAAAAGCCAGCTGCAAAGCGACCAGGGACCGAGCATCAGACGTTGCGAGATGTACCAGCTGCCGATGCCGCCGATGTCGGGCAGGATAAGTTTTCTCATCTGGACAAACTGAGCGGAATAGCATTGGAAGCTGCTGTCTCCCGGCTGAGCCCTGAGGACTATAAAGCATACGTAAGCGGTGTGTAAACCCATGGCCATGTTCGTAGACATAGCTGTAGGAGATACTCTCCAGGTAGGCGATATGGTTATCCGCCTGCAATTCAAGACCGGCAAAAAGGCACGGCTGAAGATCGATGCACCTAAGGACATAGATGTCAAGCTGTCCAAGGAACCGGCCGCACTTACATAATCAAGGGGTTTTATCAGTAACACCCCCAATAACAAGCGCATGAGTGCTGACCAAAACACCCTTAAAGGAGGGACAGCACCATGGGACGTACAGTTGTTGGGGTTAATAGCCCCCTGGCAGTAAAACGGCAGTCTGCCGCCCTTGCCGCAGATACCCCGAAAGAGTCCTACTTCGACCAGCGGTTCGTCGGAGAAGGCGAACCCGCAACCCTGCCCATCCAGCGTTTAACCGAACTGGAGAACGACGCCGGAGAGCAGATCACCTTTGACCTGTCTGTGCAGTTGAAACAGCAGCCCATCGAAGGCGATAACGTCCAGGAAGGTACCGAAGAGGGCCTTGAGTTCTACCAGGACGCCGTTTACATCGACCAGCAGAGATGCGGTGTTGATGGTGGCGGACGCATGACCCGCAAGCGCAGCCTGCACAAAATGCGCGATGTTGGCCGTCGTCGTATGGCGGAATGGTGGGCGCGTCTTCTGGACGAAATCCGCTTCATCTACCTGTCCGGCGCCCGTGGCGTCAATACCGGCTTCATCTATCCTACCGGATGGACTGGCCGCGCCAACAACTCCGTAACGGCACCCGACTCCGACCACCTCATGCTGCCCCGTCTGGCTGGGGGATCCTTGGCCGTCAAAGCTACGCTCACCTCGGCTGAGACCATGAAGCTCAATCTGGTTGACCGTCTGGTTGCCATGGCCGGAACTATGGGCGGTGGCACTCAGGAAGTACCACGTATCCAGCCGATCAAGATCAACGGCGAGAAGCGTTACGTGTTGGTAATGCACGACTGGCAGGAATACAGCCTGCGTACCGATGCAGGTACCGGTGGTTGGCTGGATATCCAGAAGGCGCTGGCGACAAGCTTGGGTAACAAGTCTCCTATCGCTCTGGGCGGAGCTGGCATGCACAACAATGTTGTGCTGCACAAGCACGAGAATATCATCCGCTTCAGCGACTATGGATCCGGTACCAACCTGTCGGCAGCTCGCGCACTGTTCCTTGGTACACAGGCTTTGACCGAGGCCTACGGCTCCCCTGGCACTGATATGCGTTTCGACTGGTTTGAGAAGATGACCGACAACAACAACCGCCTGATCATCTCTTCGAGCTGCATCTGGGGTTGCAAGAAAGTCACCTTCAACGGCCTTGATTACGGTGTTGTTGCTCTTGACACCTATGCCGTCAACCCGAACGCCTAAACCAGCGCTGTTCTCACTTAACCCGGGCCGCTCTGCTTACGTGGGGCGGTACCTTTCCAAAGTTTCAATTACTCGAAAGGAGTAAGAATTATGCCTACCACCAATTCTGATCGTTTCGGCGCTGGAGTTAGTGTATTGACCGCCAGCTCTCACTACGCCATCACCCGCCTTTGCACCGTCGCCATTGCTGCTGCTGCTGCTGCACTTACCGATGGTGATCTGTTGAATCTGTGCGTCATCCCCGCCGGTCACCAGGTCGTTGATTTGAAGCTGTTCTGCGGCGATCTGGATGCAGACGGCAGCCCAGCGCTGACATTTGATGTCGGCCTGATGGATGATGGTGATACAGCGCTGGATACCATTTTTGTCGCTGATACCACCCTGGGTCAGGCTGGCGGAACACTGGCTGTGCCAGCTACTGCCATCATGTTCGGTACAGCTGCGGCTGCCACTGACAAGGTACTGGCTATTGAGGTCAAGACAACCGCTGCGACCAAGCATGCAGCTGCCCGGACCATCGGTTGCGTAGTTTCTTACGTACCGTCCATTTAATCCCAATGAGGGGGTAGGTTTACCTGCCCCCTTGTCATAAACAGTTCAGGAGAACTATATGGCCACACAATTCAAGCAAAAGACCTGTCCTAAATGCCGTAACAACCATGATAACGAAGGACTGCTATGCTCTTTCTGCATTCAGCAGGAACAGTTGAAAAAAGCAAAGATACAGCCGTCACCTGACAACTTCTGGGTAAAATGCCTGATCCAGCGCGAAGGTAATACCGTGCTGACAATCGGCAGGATCCAGTACGTTTTCAAGCCAAATGAACTTGGCGATAAAGTATGCGAAATCATCAACCAGGGACATTACTACCAGATACTCAAAAGTGATTTTTACGAGCCCTATGTTCCACAGCCGATAGAAGAAGAAAAGCCGAAGGTCGATCCAGATGCTCCTAAAGCGCTTTTCTCAGCGGAACAGATCGTTTTAATAGAAGTACTCGTTGCCCAAGAAAAGAAGGTTACCGAGATTGCCGCCGCTCTTTCCGAGGGGCAAGCCGAACCGGTACCCTGGCAGCGGGTGTCAAAGTTTTTGAAGAACAAAGAAGCATAGCAACCTGCTGAACAAGAGGCCACCATGACCGTACAGGAAATGTTTGACAGGCTGATACTGCCCAAACTAAGAGGGGCGCCACAACCGATAGCCTTGCCGATTGTCGATGCAATCAACCTGACGGTAGAGTATATCGCCAGCAAGCTGTCAGACAAAAAATCGGACATGGTAAAGGGAGTGCTGGTGTTCCCCATTATGGCCGGTAACCAAAGCTCAAGCCTGCCGGCCAACTTTAGAGGCTTGGACAGCCTGCCCAGGTCCGATAAAACCGAACTGCAAACACTGCGCCCATCTGACAGGCATCTTTACAGCGATTTAACCGGTCCGCCAGTCGCCTACGAAATACGCGGTTTCAACTTCTACCTGTATCCAACACCAGATACGAATGTCCAAATCACATTGGAATGTTGGCAATACCCTGCACAGATAGAAGCCATGTACGACGATATTCCTTGGGATGGGATGTTTGATCATCTTATATCCGATGCCGCACTGAAATTCTCTATCGGTGGCCATGCCATTGCTGTCGATGCAACATTTGCGGCCGAGATAGAAAACGGCATCAGTCAAGTCATGTCCAGCCGGTCAGCACCTTTGCCTACACGCAGGCCTCACAGATCATTCTAGGAGTGACACCATGTCGATAACCGGCAAGAACATATCTGATAAGGCCAAGATCCTGTTGTTGGATGAAGCCGGTATTCGTTACCTGGATGCAGAGATGTTGCATTGGGTGAACCTGGCCCAAAAAGAGATTGTTGTTCTCAAGCCGAATGCCTTGGTAAAAAACCTATCCGTTGCACTGGCGGCAGGATCAAAACAGACTTTGCCAGCCGGCGGCCTGGTGGTGATCGATGTTATCCGCAACATGGGCGCAGCAGGCACCACTCCCGGCAAGGCTATCTTCATCTTCGATAAAGAAACCCTGGATGCAATCTGTCCTGATTGGCATGGCAACGTTCAAGCCAAGATCATCAGCTACTATCTCGAAGATCCACGCGACCCAAAGACATTTTACGTATATCCCCCCTCTGATGGGACCACACAAGTCGAACTGGTCTATGCCGCAACACCAACCGCATTGACTGCACTGACAGACACTATGCAACTGGATGATGTGTATGAAGGCGCTCTTCTCGATTACGTTCTGTACCGTGCCTATGCCAAGGACGCCGAAAACCCGGCCAACATGAACCGGTCCACAAGCCATTACCAAGCGTTTGTTTCCGCGTTGGGCGGTAAGATCCAGGGAGAAGCCGCAACCACTGCCAAGGCCAAGAGGTAATATCCATGCTGAGCCGATTTGAACTCTTCCAAGGGATTGCCCCACGGATCAATCCAAGCAGGCTTCCGGATGGCGGAGCTCAGACGGCCCTGAATTGTCTCTTGTCAAGTGGTGCCCTGCGTTCCTGGAACAGCTCCGTTGCAATCTCAAACCTGACCGGCAGCCCTAAATTCATCTTCCGCCATGCTGTCCATGGTTGGTACTATGATCCAGCTTCAGGCGATATGCTCTTGGGGCCTGTATCTGCCGACGAATGGGGCAGGGTCTATTTCTTCAGCGATGCTACCGGTCCAACCCGGGCGCCAGTCTATTACACCAGCGATGATTACAACACAGCCTACTTGTTGGGTGTTCCTGCTCCTGCCACATATCCAACAACGACGGTGACCGGTACGCCTGATCCTGACCCTCCCGTGGCGACCTCGATTGAGTCCCGCGCCTATGTCGTGACCTATGTCAGTAAGTACGGTGAAGAAGGTCCACCTTCCACGGCTACGGCGATCATCGAAGTAGCACCCGGCGAATCCGTCAACCTGACCGACCTACCGACCGTCCCAAGCGGCAATTACAATATCACCAACAAGCGTATCTACCGTACCAATACCGGCTCTGATGGGGCCACAGCCTTTCAGCTGGTAGCCACAATCGCTGTTGCAACCACCTCTTATTCAGACACCATTGCAGCTGCAGCTCTCGGCAGTGTCCTGCCCTCCGTCGAGTGGACCGCCCCACCTGCCACTTTGCATGGAGCCGTGATGCTGCCTGGTGGAGTTATCGCTGCTTTTACAGGCAAGGATGTTTATTTCTCTGTCGCCTACATGCCACATGCCTATCCAGTGGCAAGTCGCATGACCATGGCGGATAATGTTGTCGCTCTGGGTGTATATGGCAACAGTTTGTTGGTCACAACGGAAGGTCTGCCCTACGTGATTACCGGCTCATCCATGGAACGTCTGGAGAAAGGATCTGCCTGTGTCGCCAAGCGCTCGATGGTGGACATGGGTTATACGTGCATCTATGCTGCCCCCGGTGGTTTGATCCTGGCCGGTACCGGTGATGTCAAGCTGGTGACCGAAGCAATTTTCACCCAGGAAGAATGGTTGAAATACTGCAATCCAACCACGATCCACGCCTATCAGTACGATGGCAAATATGTAGCTTTCCATTCAACAGGGGCTTTCATCTTTGATCCGGCTACACTCAACTTCACTCCAATCAGTGCGACGGCCAATGCCGGTTACAGCGACACTAAAACCGGGGAGTTGATACTATGCACTGCCGCTGCTTTATCCAACTGGAATACGGGTACCGGCAGACTGGCCAAAACCTGGAAGTCGAGGTTGATCAATGAACCGCGCCCGATATCATATTCTTTCTGCCAAGTGGTTGCAGATGATTATGACAGCCTGACATTGGAAATATTTTCCAAGTGTTATGGTGTAGATGCTGATGATGTTGCCGTATTGACCACTATCTATGGCGCCAGGGGATTTACCATTGACGCCAACGGCATGTTGAAATCAACGCATACCATCTCTTCAGGTAAACCCTTTCGGCTGCCTTCCGGACTGCCGGCAGAGAGATGGGAAATACAAATCAGCGGTACATCAACCGTAATTGCCGTGTACCTTGCTACCAGTATCGAGGAATTGGCAAATGTCTAACTTCCCCGATCTGCCATCGCTTGCAACCTCCGAAGCATCCCCAAGGGTGCGGGGGGCCTTTGACAAACTCCGGGCCTGGTTCGATCTGATGAATAAGTCCGGTGGGTTTGTCACCAATCAAAGCGTGACTTCATTGGTCACTTCCGCTATCAGCAGTGGAGGCAGCACAGAGACACATACTCCGCCACAAGCGGTAGGTGTTATTGCTACAGGCGGTTTTGCCAAGATTATAATCGAATGGGATTCCCCAGTTTTTTCTTATCTGGCCTATACGGAAATTTGGAGATCTCTTGGGACTGATGTTTCCGCAGCATCGTTAGTGGGTACTACAAACGCAAATTTATTTGCAGATTTACCCCCGGCGCTCTCTGAATCAGTTAGCTACAATTACTGGATCAGGCATGTCAGCAACGACAGTGTACCGCAACTCGGCCCTTTCTCGACAATGGCATCCGCTGCCACCGCCAATGACCCTGAATATCTGCTTGATAACCTTCTGGGGCAGCTTGGCTATGCTCAGTTTTCGTCAGGCAACTTTCCGATCAGGACCGTTGCTGTATTGCCAACGCTACCCGATGCAGGCTACCCGGTGAATGTGATGGTGCTGTTAACCACAACCGGAATTCTCTACAAGAATAAAGCGGGAGCTTGGGCCAACGTAGTAAATACCACCGACATATCCGGGACTATCACCAACGCTCAGATTGAAGCCATGGCGGCATCCAAGATCACTGGCCAGCTAACCGATACGCAATTGGCCGCAATCGCCGCCAGCAAGGTTTCAGGGCAGCTAACTGACGCGCAGATTGCTGCCATAGCATCAACTAAAATTACCGGCCAGTTGACCGATGCGCAATTGTCTGCTGTAGCTGCTGCAAAAGTCACAGGCCAAATCACCACAACTCAGATAACTGACGGTGCGATAGCTACGGCCAAGATAGCAGCAGGGGCAGTTGTTGCCGCCAGCATTGCGAGTGGGGCGATTGTAACCGGGAAACTCGCAGCCGGAGCGGTAACCGCCGCTGAGATTGCCGCTGGAGCAATCACGGCGGCAAAGATAGCAACCGGCGCAATCACCGCAGGTAAGATTGCCGCCGATGCTGTTACTGCAACCGAGATTGCAGCAGGGGCCATAACAGCTTCAGAATTGGCAGCAGGCGCAGTAACAGCAGGTAAGATCGATGCTGGTGCCGTAACTGCAACAGAGATAGCAGCAGGATCTATCGTCGCCGCAAAGATTGCAACAGGGGCCGTGACTGCTGGCAAGATTGCCGCTGATGCTGTTACCGCTACGGAAATAGCTGCCAACTCCATCACTTCAAGTGAACTTGCTGCAAACGCAATTACTGCCGGGAAGATCGCTGCCGGGGCAATTGTGGCCGGTGATGGCGTCATATCCAACGCGGCCATAGGTACGGCTCATATCATTGACGGGACAATTACCAATGCCAAGATTGCAAACCTTGCAGTCGATGCGGCTAAGATTGCAAACGCCACTATTGTTACCGCCAAGATTGCAGACGGACAAATCACCAATGCAAAGATTGTTGATGCTGCGATAACTACTGCGAAGATTGTGGATGCTGCAATTACCAATGCCAAGATCGCCAACCTTGCTGTTGATGCTGCCAAGATTGCCGCTGCCGCAATCACTACGGCCAAGATAGGTGACGCTCAGATTACCACAGCGAAAATAGCGAATGCACAGGTAGATACACTACAAATCAAGGGCAATGCAGTCACAGTACCTGCGGCCGCGTACACATCTGGGGCGATAAACCCAGGAGCAGGATGGACAACGGTACAAACCGTCACTTTAGATGCTGGCGGCGGAGATGTTATGTTGTTTGCGCGAGCGCAGGCGGTCTGTTTTTCAAGCACCTCCAGCACTGTCACTGTCCGCCTTTATGAAGGTTCCACATTAATACAAGAAACAACTGGGGGGTTTGCCACATATCTATACGATTCTGATAGTGGTTATACCATGTTGCCGATAGTTTTATCAGCAATGGTTAAACACACACCCTCGACAGGGGCAAAAGTTTATACATTCCAAGTATCGGTTTCTTACCAAACAGTATCTGTTTCGCAACGATCATTAGTTGTTTTAGGGGTTAAACGATGAAAATAACGATCTATCGGATATCTGATGGCGAAATACTCCGCTCAGTAGATTGCCCCTCGGACCATGTATCACTGCAATGCCAAGATGGAGAAGAGTTCCATCTGAACTGTCCACCAGAAGCCACTCACATTATTGACAATGAACCAGTGACCATTATAACTGAGCCAACCCTTGACGAAATCAAAACTGCCAAAATCAGAGATATCAACCATCGCAGGGACCAACAAGAATTAAGTGGCTTTGATTACCTCGGCAAGCGTTTTGACTCCGATGTGAATGCCATGCGGCGTATTTCAATAGCTGTACAGGCTGCACAGTCATATCCTGATTTTATTGTTGAGTGGACATGCCAGGATAACAGCACCATTACACTTAATGCGGAACAGATAATCGCCATGCCCCTCACTATGGCGGTCTACGGGAACGAACTGCACCAGAAGGCAAGAACTTTAAAAGCACAGATCGAGGCTGCTACTACTATAGACGAGGTTAATCTTATCGATTGGTAAAAACCCTTTAAATATTGGCATTAATTATGTAGAATACCCGCAATCAAATAACAGCGGTTCCGTGCGGTCCCTTCGGGGCTCCCTTAACGCCCGTATCAAGTTCAGAAATGGACATGGTGCGGGTTTTTTTTATTTCATGGGCATAGAAAATGATCGACAGAGATTTGTACATCGAGGTAATGGCCTTCCTCTCCAATTCAGGAGGAACGTACAGAAATCTGGATAACGATACCTGCCGTGACGTGATCGATGCCATGTTTGAAAATCAATACCGTCTGGTTCGTGATGCTTCAGGAAACATTATTAGCTTCACTACATGGTGGATGATTTATGAAGCGGATCTGGAGATAGTCAAAAACGGTCATCGCCCCAAGGACACAACAGGCGGCAACATAGTTTATGTAGCAGATCATGCCGGCCAATGTACACGTCCCGGTCTGGTCAAATATCTACGCGATACAGTTGGTGAAATAGATAGCTGTTGGCATCATCGGTTCAAGCGTCCAGACAAATTCAGATATCGCCCAAGTAGAATGGGGGTAGCAAATGTATAACGTATTTCAGTCATGGTCATTCATGGAACGCACAAAGCTGCGCAGCGTCTGTTTCAAAGGCGGTGGAGGCAGCACGGAGATCCCCGAAACCGAAGCTCAACGGGCCAGTGCTGAAATAGCCATGAAGAACTACAACGACTATATGGCCACGATCCGCCCGGTGGAAGTGGATTACATCAAAGACGTGACCGGTGATCCAAAGAACCGCGAGGCGCTGGTTGCCGGACAGATCTCTGCTGATGCCGCCCAAAAAGTCGGCACTCCCGCTATTGATCCGAATAAAGGTTTAACTCCCGGGCTCGTTGCCAATGTTGCCAACCCGATGGCCGATGCCCAAGTAAAAGGCAAGCAGGCGGTTGATGCTCAACGCATGGCAGGCTTTCAGTCTGTTGTCGATATGGGCATGGGCAAAAACACCTCTGCACAATTAGGGTTAAGCAATCTGGCCAGCCAATCGGTGTCAGAGGCATATAACGACCAGAAAAATCGACAGGCGGAATATGACGCCAACATGTTAGCCGCAGGTACTGCTGGTGGAATGGCCCTTGGCATGACCAAGAATCTGTATGACGACAGCAAGAAAAAGTAGGGGGGTAGATCATGGAAACAGAAACTTTTATTCCACTTACCATGTCTGGCGGCGATCATGCAGCAGCAAACACTACCGCTGCTATCCTTCGTGGCAACTATGATAACTGGAAGAATACCTATTATCCCAAGTTGCAGGAGATGATCAACCAGACCACATACAGCAATCCCGGTATTGTAGGGCAGGAAACAGCGGCGGCAACCAATCAGGTCACAGCCGCATATGATACGGCCAAGACAGGGGTTCAGAATACCATGGCACGATACGGCCTGACGGTAGACCCTGCGACCAATACCGCCACAGACCTGGCACAGACAGCCGCTACAGTAGGGGCGCAGAACCAGACACGACAATACCTGGCAGACCGCGATAGATCCATTGTCGCCGGTACGCCTCGCGCAGTTTCATCAACAACGTAATAGGAGGCTGTCATGGCCGGTATCATCGGAACAGGGCAAGCATTACAGAGTTCAGCTATTTCGGGGCTTATGTCCGCAGCACAACTGGAAAGCCAACGCGAGATGGCCAACAAGAACCTGGCGGCAGCGGAGAGAATTGCTGATAAGCAAAGGACCGGCACCGCACTCGGGATAGGCGCTTCCGTCGCAAAGCCGATTGCAGGCGCGATCGGCGGATTGACAGCCTCTGCCGGTCTGAGCGGAGCAGCAAGCGTTGGTACCGGGGCAGGGGCAGGGATGATGGCCGGAGCGGTGCCGACTGTTGCAGGCGGCACTATGGCAACTACAGCTGCCGCACCTTCACTGCTCGCTGGCGCCGGAAGCCTTACCGGTGCAGCCGCTGGTAGTGCTGGGGCTGGTGCGGCAACGGGACTAGGTGTTGGTGGGGCTGCTGCTACAGAGCTTGGCCTTGGCACTGGTGCATTATTGGCTGACACGGGATTGTTGGCCGGCACTGCTGCAACAGGTACGATGGGAGCGGTCGGCGCTGCTGGTGGAGCCGCTGCCGGAGGGGCAGCCGCTGGTGGTTTAACAGCCGCGGGAGCGTCCTCTGTTGTCCCTGTTGTCGGTTGGCTGGCTGCTGGTGGGCTGGCTGTTTACTCGTTGGGTTCAATGTTTGATTGGTGGTAAGGGGGAGACTATGCCGACAAATTGGGTAAAAGAAGGGCTGGACAGCTACCTGGCTTTGACCGGTGAGCGCAGGGCCGAACGTAGAGCCGAATCAGATCTGGCCTCTCGGCAACATGCGCAATCAGTACAGGATCAGCATCTTGAAATTGCAAAGAGACATGACCAGCGATCTGCGGCAAGTGCAGGTCTGCAAAACGAAGAGGCTGGTTTGCGGATCGGAGAGATGAAACGCAAGTCCGATGATATTGAAAAGACTGATAAGGCTATTCGTGATCTCATTACCATGAAAACGGCTTCTGATCCTTCTGTACCAAACACGCTGGACCCTGCCGGACTGGCAGCATCCAGACAAACAGCCACAGACCTGGCGCACACGGCTACAATGGTTGACCAGCTACCTGCCGGATATCACGATATTCCGGTTAATCAGTTGCCGCCATCTGCGCGTAATGTGCTGTTGGAAGGTCCAGGCAAGGCGGCTCTCATGCGCAAGGGTGTCGTGCATACAGATCCGAAGACAGGGCAGAAATACACCATGACGGGCGAGATAGGCTCTGTTCGCGTAGTCCGCGCTGATGGCCAAGATACTCAGATTATTCCCAACATGCTGGCCCAGAATGAAGACGGTACCGTGAGGGAAGTTCCGTTCAGTGATGGTACCAACAATCCTGATGTGCCGATAAAATCAGTTACCTCAAAGATGCTTTATACCAGGGCAGGTGCGACGATGGCAGCCTTATCTCAGGCTGAGAATGCAGGTATTTCCCCTGCGGTTGCGTACTCTGAAAACATCTACAAGATGGTGCAAGCTCTTCCTTACGAACAACAGGTAGCCTGGTTGCAGGGTGAAGTTGCTAAAGAGACATCACGCAGGGACAAACACATTGCTGATGCGGGAATTGCCAAGGCTGCCGAGCCTTATTCAAAACAGATCGAAGCGCTGAAAGGCACGCCGGAAGGGAAACGGACCGCTGCCGCTGCAATCATGCTGGGAGCTCCTTCGGCTGTTGTTGATCATCTGCTGAAAACCTCCAAGTCGGTACATGAGATGTTTCCTGATAGCAAGAAGACCTACACTACCGTGGAGACAGCGGAAGGCGTCTATGCCCTTGACCAGACCACTGGCGAGAGGGGCAAGCGTATTGGAGGTTTGAAGCCGACTTCAAAAGGGGAGGGGTCCGACAAACTTCCAGCAGAAGCCAAAATGATTGAGTACATGGTAAGCGGAGGCATCGCGCCAGACAAAAAAACAGCATATAAGATGCTGAAAACGTCCAAGGAAAGCCCGAAAGCTCTGATAACTAAGCTCGTTATGAGTGCAAGAAAATCGCAAGACGAGTCATTTTTAAAGCCAGGATCACAAGGTTACAAAACTGACAAACAGCTGTTGGATGAAGCAAAGTCTTTGGTAGATCAGATGTCAAGTATACCGGAAGAAGCAGAATCTGATGAAGGTATTCAGAAGACGACTGAAGTCCCCAAGCGCCCGTTATCATCTTTCACAACCAGAGGCAGCGTCGGTGCAGTAGATACTCCCCTTTCACAGCGTTTCGGCCTGACCTTCTAAACTACTTTCCATAGGGGTAGACACATGGCGCAATTTGATATCATGGGGGCGATCCGTGAAGGTTACAGCCCTAAAGAGATAGCTTCATATCTTAAAGAGCAAGGCTTTCAGGAAGAACTTGCCACACTTTATAAACAGCAGAATGCCCCAAAAGAAAATGGACGTCCTGCGCGTGCCCTGACTTCACAGGAAACTGCCGCCATCCAGCAGTCTGTCAACACTGTACCTAAGCAAGACTTACCATTGACCGAAGCACTGAACCAGGCCCCGTCGGTTCCCAATCGTACGTTTCCTGTAACCGATAACAGAATCATCCCGACGCCAACAGATTACATCCCACAGAACGATATCAACGCAGATAACGCTGCCGTGGAGATTCCGCGCTTTGCCGGACGTGCCGTTTATTCTGCCGCAGGCGGTTTGACCCGGGCTGTGCAAGGTGGGCTCACACTGGTAAGAGATCCTGGTCTGCCGACACCAGCCAACCAGACTCCCGTGATAGGAACACTCAAAAGCGCCGCTGATACCCTGCAATGGATGCGAACCGGCATTGACCCGGAGACTGGCCAGAATATTGGATCACCTTTGGCAGTGTCACCTGAACAGGCACAGCGTAACCCGATAGCCTCAACCGTAGGAGAGGTCGGAGAGGGTCTGGCAGATTTCGGCGGCAAGCTCCTGGTGTCCGGTGGCGTGATGCCGGCCATGGGTGGACTGTCCGGCGCCGCTCACTTTGCCGAGAGCCGCGATAAGCTTTTGATGCAGAATCCAGGTATGAGCGAACAGGAAGCCACGGCTAGGGCACTGCCAGGCGCAGCAGTGGATGCCGCTATCTTTTCCGCCATGCCTGCCGTCACAGGTCCGGTAAAGTCGTTTGCTGCACAGGGGCTTTCCAAGATTCCGGTTGTCGGTACACTGAGCCAGGCCGCCAATACCGTCTCCAGCCAGATTATCACGGATACTGCCTACATGACCGGCCAAGGCATTGCCGTCGGTATGACTGATAAGGTTACTGGCGTGAGCCCCGAATACGATCCTGTCCAACAGCTTACCGGTAAAAACATAGCCATGACAGCTGGCCAGGCTGCTTTATTCGCCATGATGCACGCATTCAACCAACCGAGTATGTCCAAAGAGCGTGGCCTCTCGACTTCTACCAGGCCATCTGATGCATCTGGATTTAACAAGGAAGAAATTTCCGCGGCCTTCCGCAATGCGGACCCTGCCAGTTATACACCGGAACGTGCTGCAAACCTTTATGATGGATTGAAGCAGCAGGGTTTCACTGACGGCGAGTTGGTACGCCTCAACCCCGCCTTCCGGGATGTCTTCAGCAGCAGGGTAGGGGCAGGAACCGGGGAAGGACAACAACCAACAACAGAGCCAGTTACGGAGCCAATATCAGTAAATAAGCCTGTTGAACCAATTGTTCCAGATTTGAGTGAAGCAAAACCATTAACCGAAAAGGTTAACGAAACTGTCCCGGACAATGAATCTACTTCACCTGATCTTGCCAAGCTTATGGTCCGCAAGGCCAACCTGGAGAAGTCTATCTTTAATCCGGATGGTACCGAGAAACCGAAAGCTACCCAGCGGATGAAGGATAATTACGCCGCTATCACAGAGACAATTAATACACTCACTCAGGAGGGTAGAGATGTTCAGGGAATCGTACCTAAACAAGATGCAGTCCAGAAAGACATCATCATTGCGCCGGTCAGTGCAGACGTTGAGGGAGCAGTTCTTGACAGTAGACAAAAACCCGCTGACCAGCAGACTGGAACGCAGATCGTTAATAGTGAGATACAAGAATCTGGTGGACAAGCTGCAGTTCCAAACACGATTGGAACCATCCTTACCCCTGACCAACAGGCTTTCGTAAAAGGCAAGGTTGAAAAGCTGGGTAATCTGGAAGCAGTGCAGGCTCAATATACCGATCCGGAAGCGGCTGTTGATCAATACGCGATCAAACTTGCAGAGCAGGTATATGGCAAGCCAGCCAATGTGCCAAGCGCACAAGCGGTTACAGTGCCGCCAGTTATGGCGGCGCCAGATCTTAACACTCAAGGAGTGACTACCGATGATGTGTCCACAGTGCAGCAAGAAGGTAGCGAAGGGCAAGCGCAAATGCCCAACTTGCGGGACGAAGATGTAAAAGAGGGAGGTGTTGTCGATGCTCAAAAGGTGCTGAATAGTGACGCTGCTGGAGATATCCGTGGTGGGACAATCTCCGGCGGCGCACTCCCAAAGAAACCCGCGCCCCCTCGCAATCTCCTTACCGATATCAAGAAGCAAGGGGGAATTAACCTTGCCTCAATTATAAACGCCCTAGACAAAAACGAGGTTCGTGGCGCCAAAGGTAAAGGGAATCGATACCTGCGCGTGACCGGCAAGAATGGTGTGGGTATTGACCAGATGGCACAGCAGATGTTTGATGCAGGTTACCCGGTGCCTATGGACGTTAATGGCAATGTGAATGCTGACGGATTCGCGCAGATGCTTAAATCTGCAATCAACGGAGAACTGCCAGTACATGCCGATGATGCCGAACGCATGGGAGAGTTGAAGCTTGCAGAAGAAATAGCTAGGATCGAGGAAGAATCACTTCCCATAGAAGCGGAAGTTAAAGAGTTGTCAGATGATGATTTGGGTGATATTATTGATGAAGCATTTACAGATGATGCTGTAGCCAATGCTCTTTCCTTTTTCGACCAGTTCATTGAAGGAGATCAGAACCATGAAATTGACACCTCTACAAACTCAAGCACTGTTGAGCCTGACGCCGGCACAGAGAACCAAAGCACTCAAAGCAGTGGCATCCAAGAACGAACTGAACCGCAGGCAAGCGGAGAAACAAAACCTCTCACAGAAGTAGTATCCTCTTCAGGCGAACAACAAAACAAGCTATTTGCCACTCCCCCCACGTTTGGAACAAAGCCTCAGACCGGTGGTAAGGCTGCCAGTACCGGCGATCTGCTGGATAGCTTTACTGTTGATCGTACCCCGGATTTATTCAACTCCGCGACGAGCGTCCCGTCAACCACATCCGAGAAAACCAAGATTGATGACTTCGGTGAAAAGATAGGCGGAGCCCGTAAGGATATCTCTACCTCCACCGGTACTAAATCTACCAAGGCAAAGTCAAACATCCCTGCATGGCGCCGCCGTTATATCGCTATGGAAAACGTCAAGACCGGACAATGGAATATCATTGATACGGAAACAGGCCGAGCTCTTGTGCGCACAAACTTTGCAACACTGGCCGAGGCTGATGATATCCTGCCGGTTGCCGTTGTCGGAGTAAAGCACCGTGTTAATCCTGATGGCGACAATTTCAAGATCATCCGCAATGTTACCGATCGTAAGCGCGTCACGATCAAGGATGGATTTACCAGCAGAGATGAAGCCATGCAGTATATGGCTGAGCATGCCCAAGATATCATCGAGACCAACACTACCTTTGGTGAAGAGATCCTTGCCAAGCCTGAAAAGGTGTTCAGGACTGGTGCCGTCCGGCGTGATAGTGATGCCACAGCAAAGATGTTGACAGACGCTTTTGGTTTCAGGGCTGTGGAATTCGGCAACTGGAATAATCAAGTCGAGCGCCAAGAAGTTATGAACCATGCTTATGATGGCCTGCTTGATTTGGCCGAAATACTCAATATTCCGGCGCAAGCAATCAGCCTGAATGGAGAACTGGCGCTTGCATTCGGGGCCAGGGGGCAAGGTCTGTCAGGTGCCAAAGCACATTATGAACCAGCCTATGCCGTTATCAATCTCACCAAGCTGAGTGGCGCCGGATCTTTGGCGCATGAATGGTTTCACGCTCTTGATAATTACTTTGCCCGTCAGGATGGTAAAGCCAAATCCGATAAGGTACAGAACAAGCGTGGAGACCGTGTTTACCCTGCCGAGGGTGGTGGCAAGGATATGGCCAGTTCTGGCTTTAAATATGCCAACTCAGGAGTACGCGAAGAGGTAAGGACCGCTTTCAAGCAATTGATTGAGACCATGTACTTTAAGGCCGAGCAGTACGTGGAGGATACGGAGAAGGCGGAGAAGTTCGTAGGGGCCGCAGCCCGCAGCCTGGAGGGCAAGTTACGCGAGATCCGTGACTACATGGCAAAGAACCGCGAGTATGGCAGCAAGAAGGCTGCCGCGACTCCGGAACAACTATCCAGGTTTGATGAACTGGCAGCCAAACTCACTACTGGTGAAGATATCACCGTTGAATGGCGATACGGTATTGACAGCAAACCAGGCGTAAAAGCAGCTTCACGCGGAGCAATGGGAACTAACCGCTGGACAAATGACACTATTGAGGTACTGAGCAAACTCTATAAAGAGGTTACTGGTCGCGGCGGTTTCAACGCCGAACGCAGAGGCTCAATGGATGCGCTGGTTGCTCACGTAAAAGACTTTGCCAAACGAACCAAACTGATGGAGGAAGCCGCTAATAAGGATGTTAAAGTCAAGAAGGTACCAACCAGCTACCGCATGGAGAGCTACAAGATAGACCAGGGGCGTGTCTCTGATTACTGGACTGTTGAACATGAGATGGCATCTCGCGCTTTCTCTGCCTACATTGAAGACAAGGTATCTGAGCTGGGCAACCGCAGTGACTTCCTGTCATATGGATCTGATAATAATTTGCCGTGGTACCGGATGTTCAATGTTCGACCTTTCCCTGAAGGCAAGGAACGTGAGGCACTGGATAAAGAGTTTGATACGTTCTTTTCCACACTGCAGGTCAAGGATGGCAATAAATTGTTTGAGGCTGGTGAACTATATGGTATATTAGATTCCAGCCATGTAATATCCGGCAAAGTAGAGGATAACAGCAATGCCCAACTCTCGTTGTTCACACCAGCCAAGCCCGTACCAGAAAAACAATCCGGATCCGTCACGGTTTCTGCTGATCGAGGACAGTCTGGAGTGGAATGGTACGCTAATTCCACCCTCCCCCCCAATGTTCGTAACATCAATGCAGATGTCCGACTCGCCAAGGTCGGCACATTCACATCAGGAATTGACCAAGTAAAAACCGCATTCGACGCTGCAACCTTCTTTTCACCTCTCGCAAATGAAGCCAAAGAACACCTGATGGCTCTAGTCCTGGACAAGGACGGGAAGCCACTCTCGCTTGTCAATGTTTCGCTAGGGACTAAAAACGAAAGCCTTGCCAGCCCACAGAATCTTATCGGGCCGGTCCTAGATATACCCAACGCCGCGACTATATGGTTTGCCCATAATCACCCGACCGGCGATCTTACGTTTTCGCCAGCTGATCATGCCGTAAATGATAGATCTGATGAGCTTGTGCGCGGGACCAGTATCAAGGTTGCCGGCAGTATGGTCATTGGAGAGGGCGGTGAGTTTCTGGCCAGCACGGGCGACACAGGGAAACCCGCTTCTGGCAAATCATCGGACATTCCTATCCTGGACCAAAGAATCAATTTCAGACCGTCTCAAGGTGCCGAGAGAATAACGGCTCCTGACCAGATTGGGAAAATGCTTGCAGCCATCGGGTTCGAAGGCAAAACCGGTGTTTTGCTTTTGGACAATAAAAATAGACTGGTTGCCACAGTAGAAATTCCATTTGACAAGATGGGGGCGTTAAGGTCAAACGCGCCGGAACACAGCCATGATCTACTCATGAGGCTGATGAGCAGAACAAATGCAGCGGCTATGGTTATTGTCTCGGACCAGCCGAGTTATGCCAGTGAGCCTGTAGTCAAAAATATGGTGACATTCGGCAAAATGTACGGCGTGAGCGTGCTGGACGCGATAACCACAGACGGGAGCTTGGCAGAAAAAAACTTGATGCCGGCTGCTACCGGCACTTTCTTTTCGAAGGCCAATAGACCTGTGAACGGAATTTCTCAAACCAAAGTCAACGCCGCTGTAGATCCTCTCTTGAAGTCCTGGAAGAACGCTCCGCCGATTAAGGTAGTGCAGTCAGAGAAGGATCTGCCGGCTGGTATCATCGACCAGATACAGTCAATCGGTGCAGAAGGTCATGTGCGTGGCGTGTTTGAAGATGGCCAAGTGTATCTGATATCCGACAACCTGCATTCTGCCAACGAAGCGATGGAGGTCCTGCTGCATGAAACCGTAGGCCACTATGGTATACGCGGTTTGCTCGGCAAGCAGTTTGACGCGATACTGCAACAGGTAATCACAGTATACGGACAGAAGGGGCTCAAGGATATCGCCAATCGCTACGGGCTGGACCTAAAGGATCCTGAAGACCGCAAGATTGCCGCCGAAGAAAAGCTGGCGGAAATGGCAGAGTCAGGAGAAAAGCCTGGTTTCATCAAGCGCGTAATCGCCATGATCAAAGATTGGATGCGCAAGATGGGGCTCAACCTCAAATGGACAGATGCCGATATCAAGGCGCTGATTGGTAAAGCACGGGGATGGGTGGAGAGAGGGAAATCAACTGATCCTACTGTGTATGATGGTGAGCGGTTTATGGTTGCCAAGGATATCACTAAAACCAACGAGTTTAAGAAGTGGTTTGGAGACAGCAAGGTTGTGGACAGCAAAGGTAAACCTTTGGTTGTTTACCATGGTACTGGTGAAGATTTCAGCGTGTTCAGGAAGAGAATCTTCGACGGTCCTATGTTCTTCTCAACCTCACCGGAATTTGCTTCTGATTTTGCTGGGACCGTCGGATTGCCCGGGCACATTGATATCAACGTTCCAAAAAAGGAAGGCAAGCCCAATGTCATGCCGGTTTACCTGAAAATCGGAAAACTCTTTGACCCATCAGATACGGAAGCGGTCAAGGCAATTGTGGAGATGCTGCCTGCAGACTCCTACACCACAGAGGCAAAGGCTGATTTAGAAAGCAAGATACTGGCAGGCGAGTGGAAGGCCATTGAGACCCTTGACGTGACGGACGCAATAAAAGCCGCCGGGTATGACGGCATGATCGTTTATGAAACTCTCAATGGGGAGACGCCTGAGAAGAACTTCGCCGTATTCGAGCCCAACCAGATCAAATCCGCCACCGGCAACAACGGTCAATTCGATGGCAATAATCCCGATATTCGTATGTCCCTGCGCCGCACTCGCACCGGCGATCCTGCCGTTGACGCTGTGCTGGATAAGATCGGTGCAAAAGATAAAACCATGCTGGAGCGGATCAAGGAAAGCCTTGGCAACCTGGCGCACAAGGAAACGCGCATGCGCGAACTGGAGCAGGGCATCTTTGACAAGTACGCCTCGTTGCGCTATCTGGACAAGATGGCCGGTGTTACCAGCCCTGATGATTCCGCTTATATCGCCGCCCGTATGTCCACCTCCCTTTCTGATGTCATGCTGGCCATGCTCAAGCACGGTCACCCGGTATGGAAGGACGGTGGCAGCGCGGTACAGGGCAAGGGCCTGGTACAGATATTCAAACCGGTGGCCGAGGATCTTGACCAGTTCTTGGGGTGGATGGTTGGCGAACGTGCGCAAAAGCTGATGAACGAAGGCCGAGAACGATACTTCGACCAAGATGAAATTAATCTGTTGAAAGGGCTCAAAACTCCAGCCAACTCGGCACGGTGGACCGTGGCCCGTAGGGAGTATGTCCAATATAAGCGCCATGTTTTGGATTTTGCAGAAGAGTCCGGGGTAATCAATCCCGATGCCCGTAAGATCTGGGACCATGAAGAGTATGTACCGTTCTACCGCATTGTGGAGGATAAACCCAAAGGTCCATTCAAAACCAAAGGCCTTGCTTCTCAGAATTCCGGTATCAAGACCTTGAAGGGTGCTGACGAGCGTTTGGGCGATATCTTTGAAAACATCGTCAGAAACTTCACGCATCTGGTAGACGCCTCAATCAAGAACCATTCAACTGAGCTCTCCATACAGAAGGCTGAAGCAATTGGCGCGGCCTCCAAAGCCCCGCTTGAGTGGAAGTCCGTCAAGATCAACAACCAGGATCTGGTGGACGCGGTGCATGAATACTTTGGCGAGACACAAGAAGAGGTGGATGCCTTTGTTGATCCAGAGGATATGGAAGCCTTCACCACGTTCTTCCATCCAGCCAAACCGCAGGGCAAAGACATTATCCACGTTCTCAGAAATGGCAAACCGGAATACTACCAGATTCATGATGATCTGCTGTTACGCTCTCTGGCTTCGATCAATGATCAAGTGTGGGGTGGACCTGCCATGACCGCCATGCGCTTCGTCAAACGGCTGCTGACTATGGGAATTACGTCCGCCCCTGACTTCATGATCAGGAACTTTGTCCGTGACACGCTGCATACCTGGACAATCAGCCGGGGCGATTTCACGCCTCTGGTTTCCTCTCTGAAAGGATCCGTCAAGGCCTTCCGCGATGATCCGGATATGGTGCAATTAATGGCGGCTGGTGGTGCCTTCCATGGTGGTTATGCTTACGGGAACGATCCTGCAGCCGCCAAGCTGATGGTGGAAAAACTGTTGAGCAACAAGGGTATTGACAAGAACACCCTTCTGGACAGTCCCAAGAAGCTGTGGGAATTTTGGCAGGAGATCGGCGGCGCCATGGAGAACGCTGCCCGGGTGCAGACTTACAAGAACGTTAAGGATAAAACCGGTAGTCATCTGCAAGGTGCTTTCGAGGCCAAGGACATTATGGACTTTTCCATGCGTGGTGATTGGGCGGCAATCAACTTCCTGACCCAGACCGTCCCTTTCTTTGGTGCACGTCTCCAGGGCCTACAGCGGCTCGGCAAGGGCATGTTGGAGAATCCTCGGGCCTTTACTTTCAAAGGCGCATTAATCGCCTTTGCAGCTGTCCTGCTTTACCTCTACAATCGGAATAATCCAAAGTATCAGGAACTGGAAGAATGGGACAAGGATACATACTTTCATTTCTTTGTTGGCGGCAAACACTTCCGGCTGCCTAAGCCATTCGAGGTAGGGGCGATATTTGGCACGATCCCGGAACGCTTAACAGAGATGGCCATGGAAAAGCAGCATGACGGTAAGTTATTTGCTCAGCGCTTGGCAAGTATGTTCACACAGACCTTTGCAGTTGGCTTGCCGCAGATCATCAACGAGCCTGCACAGCAATGGGCCAACAAAGACTTCTTTACAGATCGTGCCATAGTCTCGCCGCAGGCGGACGGTTTATTGCCTGGAGAACAGCACGGAGCCCATACCAGCGCAACCATGCAGGAGATCGGCAAACGTATCAATATCAGCCCATCCAGACTTGATCATGCCGTCAAAGGCTATTTTGGCACTCTGGGTACCTACGTGCTGGGAGCTTCAGACTTAATGACCAGGCGCTTGATGGATTACCCGAATCAGCCTACTACCAAGCCTGAAGAATGGCCGGTATTGTCATCATTCTACAAGGGGGATGGGCCGGCACGTAATACCAAGTTCACGACCAGCTTTTATGAACTGCTCAAGGAAGTGGACAAGACAGCTAAGACCGTCGATCATTTGCGCCAGACCGGTGAAAATATCCGGGCCGATAAATTGAACGAAAAGGAACAGCCCAAACTTGCGTCGAAACCCAAGATGCATCTGGCACAAAAACAGTTGAGCCAAATTAATAAACAGGTTAAAGTCACACAACTTGACCGGACCATGAGCCCCGACGAAAAGAGAGCCAAACTTGACGAACTCCAAACTGAAAAGAATAGGATTACGCGCCTCGTTGTGGAGCAGGCCAAAGAGAACGGGGCTCGATAAAGTCTTTCTATGGGCTATGGCAATCGTTATTTCTCTGGTTCTTGGGATGTGGTTATTTTACGGTGGGGGGGTATGGTGGCTGGTTGGAATTTTGGTCTTATCAGCCATGGTATTCATCGGTGAAGATCTGATTTTACGCTGGATGTTCTTTATATCGGTGGTCAGTGGGACGGCATGGTTATTTTTCCGATTGGCACTTGGGATTGAACTGTAAAGAAATACTTGATAGTTCCCTTATTTTTCAGTAGTATCCCGTACATATAACAGCGGTTAGCGATGCCTCCCTTGGGGAGCCCCTGGAAACCCGCGACATTTCACCTTTTACAGGTGTCTGTGTCGCGGGTTTTTTATTTTTCAAGCACAAGAGGTATACCAAATGTCCTCAAATAATAAACTTGATCTTGAGATTAAGCAGGGGTCTGATTTCGAGAGGGCGCTGCAACTAACCCGTCGTGACGGGACTCCCATCCCCATTACAACAGATACGTTTTCCGGCCAGATTTTGACATCTTATTCTGCCGCAGCTGCAACCAAAACCTTTACATTTGCAACTCTGGTCGCAGCAGACGGCACTGTTATCATGTCATTGGCAAATACTGACACATCTGAACTGACGATAGGCGCTACCTATGTTTACAAAGTGATGCGGACTCTTGCCGGCAAGAAGACACGGTTGATGTGGGGCAAAATCAAGATCACTCCTTAGGTGACAAAATGGAAGAAGATATTGTCGTAATTGTTCAGGACGAAAACGATGTGCAGCTAATTGTTAACGAGCCTGACCTTATTCAGATTGTAGTCAATGAAGGCTACGGCCCCACTGGCGCAACTGGAGAAACCGGACCTTCCGGTGCGGCGCTTGTGTACCGCGGGGCATACAACAGTCTGACCGACTATAGTGCAGATGACCTGGTTTCCTTTGGCGGCTCTACATGGGTATCGTTAACCGGCTCGTTGGGCGTTGAACCGGTAGAGGGGACTGATTGGACGCTGTTTGTAGCGAAGGGGGAGACTGGACAACAGGGCATTCAGGGGTTAACTGGGTTGCAAGGTACCCAAGGCCCCCCCGGCGCAGATGGTGCTCAAGGAGAGCAAGGTATTCAGGGCATCCAGGGAATACCAGGAGAACAGGGTCCTGCTGGACCGCAAGGTGATATTGGTCCTACAGGCGCGGATTCAATGGTTCCCGGTCCCCCTGGTCCACAAGGCGCGGAGGGTGACTCAGCTTTTGAAATAGCACAGTTGAATGGTTTTGTTGGTACTGAAGCTGAATGGTTATTGTCGTTGGTAGGTGAACAGGGAATTCAAGGTATTCCAGGCGATCCTGGCGCAGATGGTAATCCTGGAGCTGATGGACTGACCACTAGCGTCAATGGTGTTAGTCAGGTTGCTGGTGCTATCACTTTAACAGGCTCAGACATCACCTTCACCCCGATGGACGGCACAGGCAATCTGCCTGATACTGTTAACACTCTGCAAGAGCTGGCGGAGGCTGTGAATGATATAGCTCTACCGACTCAATACACAGATGAAATGGCGCAGGACGTCATTGCCGCAGCCATAGCCGCTGGAACACACACAGGTATTACTATCACATATGATGATGTCAACAATAAGCTAAGTTACTCCGTAGCCCCTGCAATTCAAACCCTTGGCGTTAAATCAGCAGATTTCACCGTTGATCGCGCAAGTGGAGAATACGCCACAGTAACAACAGGGACCGCCGCCATCGCTATGACTCTCGCTAGCCCTGCTTCATCTACCAATAACTATCGTCAGGTAGTGGCCATCCTGCAAGGGGCGACAGCACGAGTAGTTACCTTGAAAGGTACTGATGCCAACGTGGTCAGTTCAGGCGGTCTTATGTCGTCCGGTGATGCTCTGCCGAATAGTGGGGCGAACACGCTCGATGTATTCACTTTTGAATGGAATGGCGCGCAGTGGGAAACCATGGACGCCCGTTATGACGTGAAAGCATGATAGGGCATCCAAATTTACAATTTTGGGCAACTGGGCAGGATTATAACGACCACTCTAAAAATGGATTTGTCGGCACGAATACCAGTGTGGATATTGTGCAAGGGGTTATTGGTAGTGGATTATTAGTAAATGCCCTTACCGACAAAATTGAGTATGGCGATCAAGCCGTATTAAATTTTGAACGAACCAACTCTTTTACAATTTGTTTTTGGTTAAAAGGCACAATACCGTCAGCCAGGGCAAATCTTTTCGGCAAGGTGACTAGCCCGACTCCAAAGGGATGGTGGGTTACTAATTCTGGTGCTGCTGACGGTAATGGGATGGTTGAACTATTTCTTATCAACGCATGGGGCAGCAACTGGTTGTTAGTGCGTGGTGGTCAAATGTCTGGTACGTGGCAACATTTTGCGTTTACCTACTCTGGTACAAGTAACGCTAACGATGTAAAAATGCTGGTTAATGGTGTACCAATAACCCCGAACGTAGCTATCAACTCGTTATCTGCGTCTATCCTCACAACAGCGTCTATGGTAGTTGGCACTAACCTAACAAGTCAAGCCGCTATGGCCAGTACTGTGGATGATTTGCAAATTTATAACTGTGTACTTTCTTCGGCTGATATTAAACGCATTATGATGGGTAAGCACCCGCTGACAAGGAGTTAATTATGTGGTTCATGGGGTTAGACAATGAAGGAAAACCCAACGGATGGAGCAATGAACCGTCTGAGGGATATATCGAAGTGACTCAGGAAGTGCGAGACATCCACGAAGTCAATCCTGACTATATCTGGGGGGGCATTACGCTCGTTGCGCCGCCTGTGCCGGAGCCGCATATCCCGACCGAGCAGGAAATCATCTCCATGCTGCAATCCGCAGTCCAGAGCCATTTGGATGAAGGCGCGAGGCTCAGAATGTACGACGGAATTCTTTCAGCGTGCTCCTATGTCAACTCAACTGATCCAGCATTTCAGGCTGAAGGTTTGGCTTATTGTGATTGGCGCGATGGCTGCTGGCGGAAGTGCTATGAAGTGTTGAACGCTTGCCAGAATGCTTTGCGGGTTATACCAACCAGTGAGGAACTTATTAATGAACTTCCTATCCTCATACTTTCGTAACATAGTCAAAGGCATAAAGCACACCCTGCTTGGCCTAGACTGCCTGTTG